TGGTAAAGGTATTATGCAAGCAGTCAGGCAAGCACAAAAAGGTTTTAAACCTTTTGGAGAAAAACAAACTTACAAACAAAATGTTAAAAAGGTAGGACTAGCTAATGAAGAGGCTTTAGTTAGAAACTTTGAAAAAGAATCTATTGGTGCTAAAGAAGAAAAACTTTTTGATATATATGAAGATATAGCTACTGGTAAACGGTACGATATGGTTTCTGAGTCAACTAAAAAAGATATGTTAGCAGCACTTGAACAACGTATGCGTGAAGTTAATGTAGACGGTGGTGATTTCCAAAACTTTATGATGTACCTAACACCAAAAATAAAAAGTTTTGATATTATACCTAACAGCACTAAAAGTGGAATTATTAGTGATTCTAAAGCAGGGCTGTCTTATCGTGATAATGTAGTACCATTTAAACCTCGAGAAAAAAAGTTTAAAGGTGGTTTAGCAGGTTTATTAAAATTAATAGGACCACAGTTAGAAAAAACTATGACTACGCAAAAAGGTGTGGCTAGAGCACAACGTTCAGATGCTATAGGTGACATGGAGCAAATTAAAAATATTATTAGAGACGAAGGTACCGATTTAACTAGAAGAATAGACACGCCTGCAGGCAGCAAAACTATAGATGAACTAGAACAAATGATACAAGACTCGCCACGTTATAGTGACAAAGAAAAAAATATATTCTATAGTCTTATAGACTATGAAAAATTTAGAGCCGATACTGTTTATAATAGTCCAAAAATACAAAAATTACTTGCTGAAGATCCAGAGGGAACAGAACAGTTTTTAAAAGAAATGTATAAATCAAAAGGAAGCGATAGCGGTTTCAATATGGGCGGTCGCGTAGGTTTTAAAGATGGTGATAAAGTAGACACAATGTTTCAGCCTAGGTATGATAGTTCATCAGGAGAATATGATGTTAAAGGTGGTGCGAAAGTTGGACCTTTTGATATTAGTGTAGGTGGTAGAGGTAATGAAAACTATAACATGGATCCAATTATGGAGTATGAAGCAGGTTTAGATTTACCTAATGACTTTAGATTAACAGGTGGTTATTATGATGATGCCATAATGGAAGATGGTATGATGTCACCAGAAGATCAAATAAGATTGCAGATAGAAAAAAGATTTAACAAGGGTGGTTTAGTGCCACCACAAAAAGGCCCGGTGTCCGATGGCATGGGAAGTTTATTTAGGAGAAAATAATGGCTATAGATAAAGAAATGATACCAGGCAAAATGCCTACAGATATTCTACCGGAAGACGTAGAACTAGAGGCACAAGATTTAAACCCATCTAACGATATGAATATTGAGATGATGGAAGATGGTGGTGCAGAAATAGATTTTGATCCACAAGCAGAAGCGATGCAAGGTGCAGAACAGCATGACGCTAATTTAGTAGACTTTTTAGAAGACGATATAATTGGTGAAATATCTAGTGACATTTTAGCAGAGTTTGACGAATGTGATTCTTCACGCTCAGAATGGGAACAAACTTATAAAGAAGGTTTAGAGCTATTAGGTTTTAAATATGAAAATAGAGCAGAGCCGTTTCAAGGTGCATCTGGTGCAACTCACCCAGTATTAGCCGAAGCAGTAACACAGTTCCAAGCACTAGCTTACAAAGAATTATTGCCTGCAGGCGGACCAGTTAGAACGCAAGTTATGGGTCTTGAGTCTTCAGAAAAAGTTGCGCAAGCAGCTCGAGTTAAAGATTTTATGAACTATCAATTGATGGTTAACATGAAAGAGTACGAACCAGAGTTTGATCAAATGTTATTTAATTTACCACTGTCAGGTTCTACTTTTAAAAAAGTTTATTACGATGCACTTTTACAAAGAAGTGTATCTAAGTTTGTACCGGCAGAAGATTTATATGTGCCGTACACAGCTACCTCGTTAGACGACACCGAAACTATTATTCATCGTGTTAAGATGACTCACAATGATTTAGTGCAACATCAACTAGCTGGTATTTATAGCATGGATGCAGAAATTGGTGACAGTGGCACGTATCAAAACAATGACGTACAAGAACAAAAAAATAAATTAGATGGTACTGAAACTAATAAACATGATGTGCATTCTATTTTAGAATGTCACGTTAATTTAGAAATAGAAGGTTTTGAAGATATCAATCCTGAAACTGAAGAATCTACTGGTATGAAGTTTCCATACATCGTTACTCTTGAAGAAGACACAGGTGAGGTTTTAGCTATTAAACGAAATTGGAAAGTTAACGACCAATTAAAAAAACGACAAGATTATTTTGTACACTTTAAATTTTTACCAGGACTAGGCTTCTATGGATTTGGGTTAATTCATATGATTGGCGGACTTTCTAGAACCGCCACAGCCGCTCTAAGACAACTCTTAGACGCCGGCACCTTGTCTAATTTACCAGCCGGATTCAAGATGCGTGGCATCAGAGTCCGCGACGAAGCACAACCGTTGCAGCCGGGCGAGTTTCGTGATGTAGATGCCCCTGGTGGAAACCTTAGAGACGCGTTCATGCCATTACCGTTCAAAGGACCAGATGCAACCCTATTACAATTAATGGGTACAGTGGTTCAGGCCGGTCAACGCTTCGCGAGCATAGCAGATATGCAAGTGGGTGATGGTAACCAAGGTGCAGCAGTCGGTACGACCGTCGCGCTCTTGGAACGCGGATCGCGGGTTATGTCAGCAATTCATAAACGTTTATATGCGGCAATGAAATGTGAGTTTATGTTATTGTCAGAAAACTTTGTAACTTACTTACCAGCAATGTATCCGTATGATGTTGTTGGTGGCCAGAATCAAATATTTAAAGAAGACTTTAGTCCGAAGATAGATATTATTCCGGTTGCAGATCCAAACATCTTTTCACAAACACAACGTATTAGCATTGCGCAATCAGAAATGCAGATTGCTATGACTAATCCACAGATGCATAATATTTATCATGCGTATCGACACATGTATGAAGCGCTTGGGGTTAAAGATATTGATCAATTATTGCCACCACCACCACAACCAACGGCGTTAGACCCAGCAAGTGAGAATATACTGGCCTTAAATGGTAAAAAGTTTCAAGCTTTTCCAAAACAAGACCACCAATCGCACATGAAAACGCATTTAAGGTTTATGGGCACTACAGTTATTAGAAATAACCCAGCAGCTATGGGCATGTTGCAACAAAATTGTATGGAACACATACTTTTAATGGCAACTGAGCAAGTAGAAATGGAATTTGCACAGCAAAAACAACAAATGGAACAAATTATGCAACAAGTGCAGCCGTTAATTCAACAAGCACAGCAAAATCCACAAATGCAACAACAATTACAGCAAGATCCAAAGATGCAACAGATACAACAGCAAGAAACTAACTTACAAATGCAAATGGAAGCTAGAAAATCACAGTTAATTGCAGAATTTAGTGATGACTTTGCAGAAGCAGAAAAAGAAGTCTTGAATCAAGTTGAAAATGATCCATTATTAAAGCTAAAAGACCGTGAACTAGATTTAAAAGCACGTGAAGAACAGGCTCGACAAGAAGAGGCTGAAGAAAAGATTAATCTAGAACGAGCTAAAATGATGCAGTCAAAAGAACTAGCAGAAGACAAAATGGAACAGAATGACGAACATCAAAAACTTAGAGCTAGTGTATCACTAGCAAAAGATGGTATAAAGAATATGCAAGCAACTATTAAACAGGGGAACTAAATGGTTAGTTATTCAGACGCATTAAAAATGATGCAAGGCGGTGAAGATCGCACTGGCTATGCTGACATGATCGACACCTTAGGTGAACCTGGTGATTTGTTAGCACAAAAACGTACTGAAGCTGAACAACGACGCTCACTTATGGAGCTACTTTCTTCACAAGGCGACGGTAGTACCGACAACACTAGTATAGTTTTTAATGATAATAATGATTTTGGAAATGGTATAAATTTAGGAACATTTGATACTGACGGTCTTACACAATCACAAAAACACACTGTTGGTGATATTTTTAACCCCTCTTACTACGGCTTTAATTCGGATGTAGATGAAAATTCTTCAATAGCAGATTTGTTTGATTTAGATGAAGCAAATATTTATGAGGGCGGTACAAAATTAATAAGCAATTTTCTTGTAGGCAATCCAGATTTAAGATCGGGAGGAGAAGATTTTACAGATTATGTAACTGACAACAAAGCAAGAACTGCTTATAACGTTGCTAAAAATGCTGGTTATTTTACACCATATTTTCCATTGTCACTTGCTGCGGAAGGTCTTGATTTTGCGGGTATTGGACCTGAACGTTTTATTGAAGAAGGTGGTTTTGAGCCTTCACCAAGTTCTATGGACGCCGTTGATGATCCCGTTTATAGCGATGCTTTAGACAGTTCTGGTTTTTTTAATCAAGATTCACTTGATAGACAAAGACAAATTAATGATGCGTTTGAAAACGGTACAGAGTTTCCTTATTGGTATAATGAAATGGATCACGAAGGCTCTATAGCAGGTGAATATTTAGCAGACGGTGGCCGTGTTGGAATGCAACAAGGTGGTATGCCAGCACCTGCATTGCTAGGAGTTTCTAGTGGTAGTTTAGGTTTTGGCGGTGGTCAACAAAACATGGCAAATTTCCAAGATGCTATGTACCGACCTCCATTAAACCGACCACCAATGCGAGGGGACCCTGATTTTGTTTCAGGTCCTGGATTTGGTATGCAGCCTACGCCAATGCCTTTTCCAGTCGGTCCTTTTAAACCTATGCCTTTTCAACCATCACCAATGCAAACAGCTGATTTTGATTTTGGTGATTATTTAGGTGGCAGCGATCCGTTTGCCGCGGACTATGATCCGTATGTCAACGCAACGGGGACCGAAGCTTATGATCAATACGGTATGGGCATGACCCAAGAAGATATAGATAAAGTTTTTGCTGATGTGGATAAATTTAGTTTAGCCGCACAAGAAGCTAAAAGAAAAGCTGCAGAAGAAGCAGCGGCAGCGGCGGCACAACAGCAACAAATGGGTGGTGATGGTCCCGGGCCTGGTGGTAACACAACAGGTTCTTTCCAAGGAAATTATGGACAAGGACCCGGTGCTACCGTAGGAGGTGCTAACCAAGGCGGTTACGGAGACGGCACAGGAGGTGCTTGTTTTGAACCTAACACTTTAATTGAAATGGAAAATGGTTCGGAAAAGAAAATTAAAGACGTACAATTAGGTGATTTTACTAAAGGTGGTAAAGTTACTGGTGTATTACAATTTGAACCAATAGATGACATACACGAATACAAAGGTGTTATTGTTGCAGGAAGTCATTTTGTTAGAGAAGGCAATGAATTTATTATGGTACAAGATAGTCCAAAATCTGTAAAAATAGATAAAATACCTGTAGTATATTCTTTAGATACTACTAATAGAAGAATATTTATCAACAATATAGAGTTCGCAGACTATAATGGTGATGGTATAGCTAAAAAATTCTTAAACAATGCAGGCATGGATTTAGCTGGTTTTGATAAAGAAGTGCTAAGACAAGTTGAACACAGATTAATTTAATAGGTAGTAAAATTAATAAAAAAGTAATATAATTCAAAAAACTAAAAAAGGAGATCTAAATGATTGAATCTTTAAAAGCAAAATGGATTGCACTTGGCAAGAAGAAACAAATTGCCGTAGGTGTAGTTGCAGCAGCAATCGTAATCGTAATTATTTCATAAATTATAATGTGGTTATCACTCTTACCGACAGTATTAAAAACCGGTTCAGCTATATTTGCTAATAAGC